TATCTGGTGCTGGCATGGATTCTAAAACCATTATGGAGCTAGACTCTGTTATCGTAATGGATAATGAACCAAGATCTAAAGAAATCTGTAACTACATAGAAAAGTATATTGAAAATGGTTATAAAGTATGTTTATGGCCTGATACCATGAAAGAAAAAGATATTAATGAAATGATACTCAGCGGTAAGAAATCTGAAGACATTATAAAAATCATAAATACTAACACATATCAAGGTATAGAAGCCAAATTAAAATTTACTGAATGGAGAAAAGTATGAAAGTAAGATTAATAAGTTATAGTAAACCACATGAGAATATTCAAGCAGAAGGTTTAGAATCCGTTCAGGATCTGATTGCATTTTGTGCAAGAGTGTCTAACCCATCTAATCAATTGAATACAGAAACATCTGAAAAACTTATTAATTATCTCGTTAAACATAAGCACTGGTCACCATTAGAAATGGCATCTGTTTGTATGGAAGTTGAAACAACTAGAGATATTGCAAGACAAATGTTAAGACATAGATCGTTTAGCTTTCAAGAATTCTCTCAGCGTTATGCTGATCCAACTCAAGATCTTGACTTTGTTGTAAGAGAAGCAAGATTACAAGATACAAAGAATAGACAAAACTCAATTGAAACAACAGATTCTACCATAAAAGCATGGTGGGATGCCAAACAAAAATTTATTATTGATTATGTTCGTGAGTCTTATACTCAAGCAATTGAAAAAGGTATTGCAAAAGAACAAGCAAGATCAATTTTACCAGAAGGTAATACAGTATCTCGTATGTACGTTAATGGTACATTAAGATCATGGGTTCATTTTATTGAAGTACGATCAGGTAATGGTACACAAAAAGAACACATGGAAATAGCAAGAGAAGTAGCATGTGCTATTGCAGAAATCTTCCCAATGGCGGGTGATTTCATTTCAGAATAAATGTACATTAAATTATACATTTGTTATAATAACTATATGGAGAAAATATGAAGATCGCAATTCTACTTGGTAGAGGTACTGAGGGTTGTGGCGTTACTCAATGTGCTTTACAGCTACAGAAAGTAACAGGCGCTAAGATCTTTTCCGCAAAAGATAAGAAGTGGCCACGAGCTAAAGGTATAGACATAGACCAAATTGAATTTTCTGTTGGCAAAGCGTGGTTAGAACATGCAGATATGATTAATACGTATGACTTATGTATCGTATATTCTGTGCCTTCAAAAGGACACCCTGAAGATTGTCAAGAAAACTTTATTAAAATGTTAAAGGCAATTAATATTCGCAAAGCATTTATTAATGTTGACCATAAACCAGCTTCTATTGCGCGTAATGCAAATCTTAAAGAAGTATGCGAAAGTGTTGATGTTATGATGACCCATTCATTGAAAAATGCTTTTACTAAGTTTGTACAAAAGAATAATATTACTGTTCCTGTCGTTAAGATGGGTCTTGGTTTTGATTATGATGCTCATCGAGCAAAGTATTGGAAACCAATTGAACAACAAAATAGTGCAATGGTTCGATGGATTGGTCGTACATCAGGATGGAAAGGTCCTGAATTAATGATGGACTTTCATGAAGAATCATTAATGAATAATGGATTTATTACTGTACTCGAAGGTTTAGAAGCTTCTATTGCATATCGATCTATGATCTATCGTGATAAAGCATACACCGAAAGACGTGCACTAATGAATTATTTCAGGCCTGAAAAAGAATATAATGAAACTAAATTCACGCCTGATTTATATGGTAAGGAAGAATTAAATAAGGGAGCATACTTATATCCTCCTTACACAAACGTTGATGCGATGGAACGTATGTCGCTATCAGCATTCGGTTCTGACTTGTATCATTTAGAAGCAGAAATATATGGTAACAATATTGAAAATTGTCATGCAGAATGTATTGCATCTGGTACTGTACCATTATTTCATAAACACTTCTGTGATCATGTAATACATAAAGTACAAGGCAAGCCAATTAGCCAGTGCATAAATACTGGCACAATCGGATTAGATTATTCTAACTTCGATGAAACTCAAAAGCTTATGACTCAATTAAAAAATGATAACGTGATGAGAAATGAGTGGAGAGAAATGGCATTTGAATTCTGGAAACAGCATTCAGACGCTAAGCCTGTTGTTGATGAGATACTTAAGTTAGCAACAGAAACACAACAAACAGAAATTAATCAAGGACTAGAGGAGTTTTTCGCATGAAAATTTTTATCACAGGTATGGCAGGGATGATTGGTTACCATACGGCAATCCAATTACATCAAAGTGGCCATAGTGTTGTGGGTATCGATAACTTTAACGACTATTATGAAGTACAGTTAAAAAGGGATCGCGCTGCATTACTCAAACAAAACTATGGTATTGAAGTTGTAGAAGCAGATATTATTACAGCAGACTATGATACACTATTAAAAGATGTTGATGCAGTATTACATTTAGCAGCTTACGCAAACCCTAGACACTCGTTAGAGTATCCTCAATATTATATCGATACCAATATTACTGGTACACAGAAACTTATCGAAGGATGCGAAAAGAATGGTGTAGAGAATGTCGTTTATGCTTCAAGTTCATGTGTTATGCATGGACAACCATTACCATGGAATGAAGTTGATCGTCCATCACATCAAAACAACCCATACGGTTGGTCTAAACGAGCAAATGAATGTCAGTTTATGCATTCAAATATTAAGAACACATCTGGTTTAAGGTTCTTTACAGTGTATGGACCGTATGGTCGACCAGATATGGCATTATTCTTATTCACTAAAGGTATTATTGACCAAACACCGATTATTGCATTTAATAATGGTGATATGATTAGAGACTTTACATATGTACAAGACATCGTACAAGGAGTTGAGATATCACTGAATAACGTAGCAAATAATAATGGACATGAAATCTATAACATTGGACGTGGTGAAAAGGTTAACTTAATGGACTTCATTCATCATATTGAGAAGAAAGTTGGTAAAGAAGCTATTATTGATTATCGACCTAAACATCCAGCAGATGTGCCTGCTACATGGTCTGATACATCTAAGTTACAAGCTTTAGGTTATCAACCTGAAACAAGTATTGAAGAAGGTGTTTCTCATTTTATTGATTGGTATAGGGAGTATTACAATGTCTAAATTAAAAATTGGTATTATTGGTCATGGCTTTGTAGGTAAAGCTGTTGACTTTGGTTTTACAAATAACAAAGTTGAAAAATATATTGTTGATCCTAATCATAATACAACTGTTGATTCTATGTATGATGAAATGAGTCCTGACGTTGTATTTGTTGCAGTGCCAACACCAATGGGTGAAGACGGTCAAATTGATTCTTCTATTATTGAAGGTGTATTTAAAGATCTAGCAAGATTTAAACTTAAACATAAACCAATTGCGGTTGTTAAATCAACAATTACACCAGCAATTGTTAAGAAGCTTGAAAAGATTTATAATAGAATTACATTTAATCCTGAGTTCTTAACAGAAAGAAATGCTAATCAAGACTTTATTGAAGCACCATTGCTTGTTATTGGTGGTGAAGATCAGCATGATTTAATGTATATAAAAGATGTATATGATAAATACTCTAACTGTCGTCAATGCCCTACATATCTTGTAGACCTTGAAACTGCAGCAATGGTTAAATATACATTGAATAGTTTCCTTGCTACTAAAGTCTTATTCTTTAATAAGTTAAAAGACATCTATGATAAGTCTGGTGCTGAAACATCATGGGATTTATTTACAAGTATTATTGCTTCAGATCCTCGTATCGGTGAATCTCATATGCAAGTACCTGGTCCAGATGGTCGATTAGGATATGGCGGTGCATGTTTCCCTAAAGATACAACCGCACTATTGAAATATTCTAAAGATATTGGTGCAGACTTTGGCTTATTACAAAAAGTAATACAAGACAATCAAGAAATACGTTCTAGTTATAAAGATTTAGATGCACGTGAGAAAGAACAAAACGTAAAATTTAATGTACTTTAAATAGAAACTAGGATATAATTATTATAAATATGAAAAACACTATGAAAGTTGGCTTCACTGCTTCTACATTTGATCTGCTCCATTCTGGGCATATTGCTATGTTAAGAGAAGCCAAGGAACAATGTGATTATCTAATAGCGGGTCTTCAAATAGACCCGTCATTAGACAGGAAGGAAAAGAACTCTCCTGCACAAACTATCGTTGAGCGCTATGTTCAGCTATCAGCAGTCAAATATGTTGATGAAATAATAGTTTACTTGACGGAGAGGGATTTAGAAGATATATTGGAGATGTTTCATATTGATGTTCGTATACTGGGTGATGAATACAGAAATAAACCATTTACGGGCAGAGACATATGTAAAAAACGTGGAATCCAACTATATTTTAATAAGAGAGATCATCGGTTCTCAACCAGCTCTCTTAGACAATTGGTCGCAGAAAAACAACAATAAAAGAAGATGGAGTCGGTATGGAAGATGTAGTTAATGGCATCAGGGTTGACTATTCTCGTGATTCTCTGTTTGATGAACTTGGTTTAACAAGACTAAGAGAATCATACATGATGGATGGAGAAGAAAGCCCGCAGCAAAGATTTGCTTACGTGTCAAGCAAATTTGGGTCAGACGCAGAACACGCACAAAGGTTATATGAGTATTCAAGTAAGCATTGGTTAAGTTATTCAACACCAATCTTATCATTTGGTAGATCTAAAAGAGGTTTACCTATATCATGTTTTTTAAATTTTATCGATGATACAGCGGAAGGTTTAGTTGAAAATTTGTCGGAAACTAATTGGTTATCTATGCTTGGTGGCGGTGTTGGTATCGGCTTCGGCATCAGGTCAGCGGACGATAAATCAACGGGCGTTATGCCGCACCTCAAGATGTATGACGCATCCAGTCTCGCTTATCGTCAAGGTAAAACAAGAAGAGGATCATACGCTGCATACTTAGATATATCACATCCTGATATCTTAATGTTCTTAGAAATGAGAAGACCGACCGGCGATCAGAACATGAGATGTTTAAACTTACATCATGGTATTAATATTCCTGATGCATTCATGGAGATTATTGAAAACTCTATGAAGGATGCAGACTATGATGATTCATGGGAATTAAAAGATCCACATTCAGGTGAAGTTGCTGAAGTTGTATCAGCAAAAGAATTATGGCAACGTATCCTAGAAATGCGTATGCAAACAGGTGAACCATATTTACACTTTATTGACGAGTCAAACAGACGCATGCCGCAATGGTTGAAAGACAAGGGCCTAAAAATCCACCAATCAAACCTATGTTCTGAAATCATTCTGCCGACTAATGAAAAAAGAACTGCGGTATGCTGTCTGTCTTCTATTAACTTGGAGTATTATGATGAATGGAAAAATAACAAAATGTTTCTCAAAGATATGGCAGAAATGCTGGACAACGTCTTGCAATATTTTATTGACAATGCTCCTGATACCATTTCTCGTGCTAAATATTCTGCTACTATGGAGCGGAGCATTGGTATTGGTGCTCTTGGCTGGCACGCTCTATTGCAGCGAAAAAATATCCCTTGGGAATCCGCGATGGCTACAGGTCTCAACAAAGAGATATTCACAACTATCAGGCGCCGCTTGGATTCAGCGAATAAACACCTGGGTGCAGAACGCGGTCCATGCCCTGATGGGAAGGCCGAAGGAGTAAGATTTTCGCATGTAATGTCAATTGCTCCAAATGCATCTAGTTCTATTATTATGGGTAATACTTCACCAAGTATTGAACCATTTAGAGCTAATGCTTACCGACAAGATACTTTATCTGGTTCTCATATGCATAAGAACCAATATTTGGATAAATTAATCCGTGATAAGGTTAAAGATCCAGATAGGTATGATGAGTTATGGTCATCTATTATCGCTAATGATGGTAGTGTCCAACATCTCTCTGAACTTGATGATTGGGAAAAAGATGTATTTAAAACTGCGATGGAGATCGATCAACGATGGGTTGTACAACACGCTGCAGACCGTCAAGAGTTTATCGATCAAGCTCAAAGTTTAAATGTATTCTTTAGACCTGATGCTGACATTCGTTATATTCATGCTGTGCATTTCTTAGCATGGAAACAAAAACTTAAGACTATGTACTATTGTCGTTCTGATAAAATTGCTAAAGCAGATAAAGTTGCTAAGCGTATTGAACGTGAGGTAATTAAAGAGATTGACTTCCAGCAAATGACGGAAGGTGAAACTTGTTTGGCATGTGAGGGATAAATGAAAAGACGACTATTGAAAGAACTTCTTCTTAAGTTTATTGAAAGAAGAAGAGCCAAGAAAGCTGGCGTATACATAATAATGAATGGTAAAAAAGTATATATAAAAGATATATATGAAGCAGAAGGTTATATTAACATCGAGACAGAGGAAAAAATAAATGGCGGATAAACTATCACTAAGAGACGAAAGATCATACTACAAACCTTTTAACTATCCATGGGCATTTGATGCATGGTTAAAACATGAACAATCACATTGGTTACATACAGAAGTACCAATGGCAGAAGATGTAAAAGATTGGAAAAAGAAATTAACCAATGAGGAAAAACATTTCCTTACTAACATCTTTAGATTCTTTACACAAGGTGATATTGATGTAGCCGGTGGCTATGTTAAGAATTACTTGCCATATTTCCCACAACCAGAAATAAGAATGATGTTAATGGGTTTTGCAGCAAGAGAAGCATTACATATTGCAGCATACTCACATCTGATTGAAACACTCGGCATGCCTGAGTCAACATATAATGAATTCTTAGAATATGAAGAAATGAAGGATAAACACGATTATGTTACCGAACTCAGCTCGAAAAATGGTGATAAAGCATCGACTGCCGCTCATATTGCAGTATTCTCCGCTTTTACAGAAGGTATGCAGTTGTTTAGTAGTTTTATTATGCTTCTTAATTTTCCTCGCCATGGTTTAATGAAAGGCATGGGCCAAATTGTTACATGGTCTATTGTTGATGAAACAATGCATGCTGAATCTATGATTAGGTTATTTAGAACTTATATTGAGGAAAACAAAGAAATTTGGAATGATACACTCAAAGAAAAAATCTATTCAATTGCAGAAAAGATGGTTGAACTTGAAGATAAGTTTATCGATCTTGCTTTCTCTCAAGGTGATATGAGAGATCTTAATTCAATTGATGTCAAGAAATACATTCGATATATCGCAGACAGACGTCTTATCTCTCTTGGTATGAAAGGTATCTTTAAAGTTAAAAAGAATCCTTTACCTTGGGTAGAAGAAATGATTAATGCTCCAGTACATGGTAACTTCTTTGAAAATAGAGTTACTGATTATGCTAAAGGTGCATTAAAAGGTTCTTGGGAAGATGTCTGGGGTACAGCTAACGCTGCATAATAAATAATAGTATATTATAATAAGGAAATATATGGCTGTCAGACATTTTGTTTGTGAGCACTGCGATTCTCATGGTAAAATTACGGTGAAAACAAATGATATTAATTCAGACGATATCGTTTACTGCCCAGTATGCGGTGGCGATATCTTTGAAGATGACGACTACGATGAATAATGTGGTTATACAATGATCAACCCTTTGAGGAAACACCGGAAGAGTATCAAGGATTTGTTTATCAAATTACTGAACTGGATACTGGTAAGAAATACATAGGTAAAAAGTTCTTTTGGAAACCAAAGATCTTACCTGTAAATAAAACTCGTAAAAGAAGGGTACGGACTCGTGCAGAGTCTGATTGGAGAACTTATTATGGATCAAGCAAAGAAGTACAGTTGCTTGTTGAAGATAAGGGCTTCGACAATTATAAGAGAGAGATACTACACCTCTGTAAGACTAAAGGTGAATGTTCCT